GTCCTGGCGCAGGCGTTCCGGCGGTGGGGGAACGGACAGGACGACGACCAGGAGGGGAGGCAAAAAACCCGTAATCGAGGCAGGTCGGATCATTGCCCACCTGTGCCGGACGTATGGGTGGACGCCGGACTACTGCCTCGATCGCCTATCATGGGCACAGGTGATCATGTTCGACGCATACGCGATGGGCTCCTCGGGGGTAACGGCGCCTGAGACCCGCGTGAGCCCGCCCTCCAGAGGGGGGTGAGGGGCCGGACGTCGAACGAATCGAGCAGCGGTATGGGCCCCCGGATTAAGAGGGGGATAGATGGTCGGTGAAACTGTAGCAGGAAAACTCGTCGTTGAGATCGTCGGCGACATTGCCGGCCTGACGCGAGCCTACGAGGAAGCGAAGAAGCAGACCGAAGGGTTCGAGGGCGACCTCAGGACCATCGGGCAGTCGCTCTCGAAGACGGGGCAAGACCTCTCGCTGAAGGTCACCGCCCCGCTCGCCCTGATGGGCGGGATCGCCCTCTCGACCGCATCTTCGTTCGACGACTCGATGCGGAAGGTCGCCGCCGTCACCGGAGCCACCGGGGATCAGTTCGACCGGCTCCGACAACAGGCGATCGACCTCGGCGCTACGACCGGCCTGGTCTGCGTCTGAGTCCGCCGCCGCCATGCAGTATCTCGGTATGGCCGGGCTCGACACCAACGGAGATCCTTGAGGCCACGCCACAGATGCTCAGCCTCGCGTCTGCCGGAGCGATGGATCTCGGGACCGCGGCCGACATCGCGACCAACGTCCTCTCGGGATTCAACCTGGAGATTTCAGACCTCGCCCACGTCTCCGACGTCCTCGCACAGGCGGCATCGAGCAGCAACACTTCCGTCGAACAACTCGGGCACGCGATGGCCTACGTCGGGCCGGTCGCGTCGTCTGCGGGGCTCTCCATCGAGGAGACGACCGCTGCAATCCAGATAATGAGTGATGCCGGTATCCAGGGCACGAATGGCCGGCACGGCGCTCCGGGGCGCGTTGTCATCCCTCCTATCCCCGACGAAACAGGCCACCGATATCCTCGCCACCTACGGCCTAACCGCGGCCGACGTCGACCCACAGGTGCACAGCCTCGCCGAGATCATCGACACACTCGGCGCCGTAGGTATCTCTACCGGCGACGCCATGACTCTCTTCGGCGACCGGGCAGGTCCGGCGATGCTCACCCTGATCCGGGCCGGCGGCGATGGCATCCGGGACTACACCGCCGCCCTGGAAGATTGCGACGGTGCCGCGCAGCGGATGGCCGAGACGATGGAGGGCGGTGTCGGCGGCTCCCTCCGCGAACTGGAGGGCGCAGTCGAGACGCTCAGCATCACATTCGGCGACCTGATCGCCGACGCGCTGATGCCCGCGATCGAGGGTGCGACGAGCCTTGCAAATTGGATCTCGGACCTTGATGAAGGCACCCGGCGCGTCATCGTCACCACCGGTCTCCTCGCCGCTGCAACCGGTCCGGTCATCTGGGGGCTCGGCACCCTCGCCGGTTCGGTCGGGCAACTGATCTCCCTCTACCGCACGTATCAAGCCTCGACGATCGCCGCCACGATCGCGACGAGAGGGTTCAGCGCCGCGATCGCCGCAAACCCGCTCGGACTGGCGATCATCGGCGTGACCACGCTCGGCGCCGTGCTCCTGCCGCTGATCGCGTCCACGAACGACGCGACGGACGCGACGAACGAGTACGCGGACGCGCTCCGGGAGGTGTGCGACCTCTCCGAGAAATCCACGGAGACGATCGAGGACGAGATCGAGACGCTCAAAGAGCAGGAGCAGCAGATCCTCGCCAACATCGAAGCGCTCCAGGCCCAGACCGTCGTCGTCGACCGCGGGACACTCGCGACCCGGCAGGCTACACAGGCGACCGGCTGGCACAAGCTCGCGACCGGCGACCTGACACGGGAGTTTAGGGATNCNACCGACGCGATCNAGGACGGGACGGTCGCCCTCGGTAAGATGACGCAGGCGCAGAAGGACGCCGCGATCGCTGCCGAGCAACAGAGGCTCGCGGAGAACCGGGCGGCGCAGGCCATCAGGGAGACCGAACTCCAGGCCCGTCGTCTCGCGGACGGGGCGAAGACAGCATATGAGCAGGCGTCGAAAGCCGTCTCCGCGCATCAGCGGGCCGTCTCCGACCTACAGAAAGAGTACAACGAACTGAAAGAAACGATCGACAAAGCGCTCGGGATCGACAAGGAGATCGAGGACGCCGAGCGGGAAGTCGAGCGGGCAGACATCCGGCGCATCCGAGCGGAGCGCGACCTCGCAGACCTCCAGGAAGAGATCAAGAAGAAGCGAGCGGAGGCCGCAGGNGGNGACGCNGANGCNAAGCGGGAACTCGAAGACCTCCTCCTCCGCGAACGTGAGGCGGTGCTTGACGTTGCCGAGGCGCAGGATCGGTATCAGGATGCGCTCGATGCCGCCTCGGCGAAGCAGAGGGAGAGAGTAGAGGTCGAGAAGGCCNTGAACGGGGAGAGCGTGGAGAGCGCTCAGGCGCGGTTGGACGAGATCAAGAAACTGATCGACGAGGAGACTGAGAAACTTGAGATTGCGCTCGCAGAACGGGAAAAGGCACAGATCGCGCACGAGAACCTGATGTCTCAGATCGAGAACGAAGCGCTGGATGTCAAGTCCGCGAACTGGGCAGAGTATGTCAAATTCGTCAACGACAACCCGGCGATCGCCCGGACTTATCACGTCGAGTATGACGAGAATGGTAACCCGATCGGCGGCCTGCCGCAGCCCTCCGCCGATCAACATCCAGATACCGACCTACTCTACCCCGGCGTTCGCGGCCGCGACACAGTCAACCGCCGTAGTCGCAGGGGGGGCAGGGGCCTCACCAGCCGTCGCCGCAACGCCGCCATCAAGCGAACCCCGCTCACCCCCGAACAGGAGCGGCGGCAGACGGCGGCCGCGGGGGTGTACATCGAGAACCTTAACGTCAACTCCCCGGCCGCCGACGCGAGCACGATGATGAACACGACGAAACGCACCCTCCGGAACATCGGGACGCAGGTGGTGCTCTGATGCACCTGACCTGGCACGCCGCGAACGGTGACACGCTGGTGATCGCAGACCCGTCACAGGCCGTTCCTGAGCCGATGTTCCGCTACCTCTCGTCCGACGGGTTCGGCGGAACCGACAACGAGATCCAGACTCGGCGAGGGGCGTATCAGGATGGCACGACGTTACAGCAGGTCCGGCTGTCGCCCCGCACGCTGATGATCCGGTTCCTGCTCCTCGCTGCCGACCGGGCAGGGGTCGAGCAGAAACGCCGGCGGATCGCGGCCGCGTTCAACCCGCGAAACGGGNNCGGCACNCTGGTCTGGACGCAGGAGGACGGGTCGCAGTATGCGCTCCGGTGCGTGNCCCTCTCCGGCTCGCCCTCGTTCACNNCCGGGCGGCAGGCGCAGGGCCGGNNCTGGCAGGANGTCNTNGTGGATCTCCTGGCGCCGGACCCCTGCTGGTTCGATGCTACCGCGACCACGCTGCCGCTCGCCGGGCTGACCGGCGGGGCGACCTTTCCGATCTCGTTCCCGTGCATCTTCGCAGTCCAGGGATCGACGAGGGTCATCATCAACGAGGGCGATATCGCCGCCCCTGTCCGGATCCAGATCCCCGGGCCCTGCCTGAACCCGGTGATCGAGAACCTCTCGACCGGGGAGAAGATCGGGTTGCAGATGGAGGTCGATGAAGGGGAGACGATCCTCATCGACACCACGTACGGTAATCTGATCTGTCGGATCCAGGCCCGCAACGGCACTCAGACCAACGCCATGCAGTACCTGACCGCCGAGAGCACGTTTTGGCGGTTGCAGCCCGGTGTGAACATCGTGACCTTTTCGGCGCCGAGCGGGAGCGTCGAGGTCACGATCGAGTATGCATCCCGCTATACAGGAGTATGAAATGACAGGACCACTTTCCGTCCCGATCGGCACAATCGGGGTACAAGGACATGATGGAAAAGGCAGTTGAACATTGGTATGTTGAACTCCAGGATGGAGCAGGAAACAAACTTCTCCGGATCAACACGTCTGACTCCCGGTGCGAGCGCGTCGGGGCCGTCGGCACCAGCCCTGTACGGTTCAAAGTGACGGTGACGGGCGCGGATATGCCTTCCCTTCCGACTGAGGTAGCTCGGACGGCGATTTTCCGCAACTCTACGGACAGTACCCCGATCGCGGAGGGCCAGATCGTCGGAGCACTACTCCACCTCCCCACCGATCGGGTGGCAGTGATCACGCTGATCTACGTCCCGGAGTGATAAGGCATGGACAAATTACCTATATTGTACCCGGCGCAGCCTGGGAGCCCGTATACGACTCTCGCGGCTGATTATACCTCAGGGGAGGCGACCCTCACCCTGACGCTTGCAGCACAGCTCCCCAATGCCCCGAACCTCATCTGCCTTGAAGGTACACCGGGGTCCGGGGTGTTCCGTTACACCGGGAAGTCCGGAAACATGCTCACGGGGGTGGAGCAGGTCGAAGGCCCGATCGCGACCTGGCCTGCGGGATCGTATGCGTTTCGGGGATTTTCCGCATACGACCACAACAGCCTCAGGACGCACGCGACCCGGGGCTCGATCCCCGATCTCCTCAACCGCGTCGTCTACGAGACCGACGCGGTCGGGAACACCCTGGAAATCCACCAGGTCTACATCCCGCTGTTCAAAGGCGATGGGCTCCCCGACGCGAACCTGAACGGCGTCCTGTTCGGGGGGTTCTGGATCGACAAGTATCTTGCCTGTCAGCCCGACGCCTCGAACGTCTCCCGCGGCTCGGTGAGTCCGAACAACCCGGGGACGAATGGTGCGGCCAGCAAGCCGCATGTGGTGCCGTGGACGAACATCTCCTGGTATAACGCAAAACGGGCCATCGAAAACCGGGGCGGGGCTGCAAACCGCAAGAGCGGCACCTGTACCCCGTTGGCCGAGGCAAGCGCGTCAAAGTTCTANGTCGAGGACGTGTCCCACCTGATCGGAAAACGAGTCTACGTCACCCAGGCCGGCGTCCGATATGTCCGCCGGGTCGTCCGGACCGGCGGGGATACGACGGCAGATCCGAACGCGGCGAAACTCCTCGAACTCTACCCGGCACTGCCGGCCCCGATCACGGATGCCGACACCTATGAGATCCTCCAGCTACTACCTCCCGGGAGGATACGAGTGGATGTCGTTGTATGCCTGGGCGTACATGAACCTCTACCGGCACGGGCTCGGATGGCCAAAGGGGAACACAAACCAGGGCAAATTCCACAGTGATCCCGCGAGAGAGTCTACGAGGGGCTCCCCGATCCCGTGCGACCCGGTAGTAACGGCAACGCGATCGCCAGGACGCTCACCGGGTCTGGCCCCCTTACGTGGAGCCTCAACGGAAAAGAGTCCGGCATCTGGGATCTCGTCCGGGAACTGTTGGGAGTGGCTGCGACCTCCTGGTCGGGACTACCGCAGACTACACGATCGACGCAGAATACCCTGCAGCCGGGACGAAACTCCCGTCGGCGGACAGCTTCGTCACATCGCTGTACGCCCCTGCACCGGAGGGCGAGTACTCGCTCGGCGCCGAGGTGTTCGCCCCGGCAACGCTCGGGTCGTCGAAAGCGGACTATGACGGGGCGTACTACTGGCAGAATACAGGTCCGCGTGCCGCGAAACGGGGCGGGAATTTCAACCTTGGCGCCACTTGCTCGTTGGTGGCTCTGGGCCTGAACCACGCCCCCTCGGTCACGGACACGCCCCTCGGCTTCCGCGGAGTCTGTTGATCTGGAGGTCTGGTCTGCGTGACTATGGTTGCGGGAAAATTGACCCCAATTGAGGCAAAACCATGACTAGTAAGCAAATTATGCGGATTCATACAACCGGCCGGCGTCGAAGAGATCGACGCTGACCGGCTGCTGGTACAGGAAGACGAATACGTCCTCTTCCAGGGGGAGGAGGAGGTCCGGCGGGTGCCGATCGCCGATATCCTATCGGAGACCGACCCCGAGACCGGAGAGGAGGCGGGGGGCATCGAGACGATCTATAGTAGGAGTTGACTATGTTACCTCAGCACCCCCTCCGATTCGGTACTCTATCATCCCCCGGGGAGAACAGGCTGAAGTGGAGCGGATCCTAAAGCGTCTAAGCGCGTCCGTGGGAGAGCATGCGCAGGAACTCTTGGGTAACTTGCAGGTCGTGACAGAATTGGATTGCATCTTTGCCAGGGCGCGCTACAGCCGCGCCATTGACGGTGTGGAGCCAGTAATCAACGGCGAAGGCAGGATTCACATTAAGCAGGGCAGGCATCCTCTACTCACCGGGAACGTGGTGCCCATTGACATTTGGCTGGGTGAGGATTTCCATGTTCTGGTCATCACCGGGCCGAATACGGGGGGGCAAGACGGTCACCCTGAAAACGGTGGGCTTGTTCTGCCTCATGGCCCAGGCGGGCCTGCATATCCCGGCAGCCCCCAGGCTCCACACTGCCGGTGTTTCAAGGCATCTACGCGGATATCGGCGACGAGCAGAGCATTGAGCAGAGCCTCAGCACCTTCTCTTCCCACATGAGTACCATCGTGCAGATCCTCAGCGAGCTGCAAGAGGATTCCCTGGTGCTGTTGGATGAACTGGGAGCAGGCACCGACCCCACTGAGGGGGCCGCCTTGGCCACGGCCATTTTGGATCATCTGCGCAGCCGCGGGATCCACACGGTGGCCACCACCCATTATTCAGAGCTGAAAACCTACGCTTACAGTAATGATGGTGTGGAAAACGCCAGCGTGGAATTTGATTTGCAGACCCTGAAGCCCACTTACCGTTTGGCCATCGGCATTCCTGGCAAGAGTAATGCCTTTGCCATCTCCAGGCGGCTGGGG